GATGCTGCTATCGGTGAATTCGATCAGGATCTGCTGGGTCTTCCTCGCTTGGGTGAGAAGATCACTATGTTTGAATCTTTGGGTTCTGCATATGGTTTCGAGCACAAGATCACTGAGTGGGCTGATGACAAGATGATGAGAGATGCTTCTGGTAAGCCTCTGGATATCCTTGTATATGCTCCTCAGCGTAGAAATCAACTGCCCCTCACTCGCAATGATGTTAAATGGGAGCCGTTTATTGAGTTCTGGATGCGTAAGTCTATGCTTGAACTGAAAGTTAAGCGTATGATTTGGAGCAAGCCTGGTACTGTTAAGACTAACGGTAGCAAGCAAGAACTGAAGCGTACATCTGCTGGTGTATATCACAGAATGCGTAACAATGGTAACCTGGTTCAATACAACCGTGGTGAGTTCTCCGCTAACCTGATTCGTTCGGTGTTTGGAGATCTGTTCTACAGACGTGTTGATGTTAAGGACCGTAGAGTTAAAATGTATACTAATGAGGCTGGTTTTGACGTATTCCAGCAAGCTCTGAAGGCTGACGCTTTGAACAGTGGTCTTACCTTCATGGCTGATAGCGGAAATCGTTACCTGCAAGGCGAAGGACAGCACATCACTTACAACTTTGCATTCGATGCAATGGTTACTCGTGAGACTGGTCGTGTTGAACTGATTCACCTGAAGGAACTGGATCTGCCTCAAACTAACCTTGAGTTCGGTCAGAACAAGAAGTCTACCCCTGTATTCATGGTGTTTGACGTATCTCCGATGTCTGATGGTTCTCTGGTTAACAACATCCGTGAAGTTCGTATGAAGGGTGCACCTTCTATGACTTGGGGATATATCGATGGAACTCGCCACCACTTGGGCTTTGCTAAGTCTCAGGGTATGAGCTCTGCCAACAAATTCCCTGGTTACGAGATCTGGATGAAAGACCGTTGTGATATCTTCATCGAGGACCTGTCTCGCACAGTGTTGATTGAAGAAATCCCGCAGTTCTAATACTGCTGCAGCTAAGCTGCGCCAAATACCGAGAGAAGAATGCCCCCCACATCAAAGTGGGGGAGCTTCTCTCAAACTACAGAGTGATTGGGTTAGGGGATTCCTAATTGCTATCCCTTCGGTGGGAATCACTCTGCAAAAACCACAAAAACTACAAGTATGGGTAAGATTGGAAAAATCTCTACGATTAAAAAAGAGTATAACAACTCTCAATTGCAAACAATGCAAGGCGGACTTGCAATCAAAGGACTCACTAGAATTCCTGGAACAGGAGTTTTTAAGTATCCTTACAAAGAGCTAGATGGTAGATACAGAACAGGACTTGATCCTGAAGCTGCCTACATCCGAAGAATCTCTGATCCTTTGGAAAGAGAACTAGAGACTGAACGTGTTACAGCTCTTAGAGAAAAGCTTGAGCTTGCTCTTGGAGGAATTGATTTGGGACCTCGTTCTAAGTTTTGGAACTATGGACTCTCCACTTCTTCAGATGATGCTCTTCATGTACAGCCTGTAAAGCTGATGGATGGTGACAACTTCTTTGATCTTGGCACACCTCTGCAAGAACTTGCATTCTCTTGGTTGCGTGTTCACCCCACAATCGCAAGCTCTTATCAAGCTTGGGAGCGTGGTGAATTCCCTGCAGACACTCAGTTCTATGTAGCTGATGATGATATTGAGAATGCTGTTCTCTTCAAAAAGAAACAACTCATCAACAAGGCTATTGTCAAGTTTGATGCTATGACTCCTGAGAAGAAGAGAAAGGTGGCTCGCTTACTTGGTTTGCCTGTAACAGAGGACACTAAAGAAGAAGCTGTATACAACCTCGTAGATAATGTCCTAAAACAAACAGAATTCAAGAATGGCAAATATCAAGGTTTGAACCCTGTAGAGGTGTTCAACAGATTTGCAGACATGAAGGAAAACTTACTCCATATCAAAGACCTTGTAAAACAAGCACTTACACATTCAGTTTACAGATTGAAGGCTAATGGTAAGATTTACGAGGGTGAGTTTGAAGTGGCTAAAGACGAGGATGATTTGGTGAAACATCTTGCTGATGATGATAATCAGGAAGATTTGATTACCCTCGAACAAAAGTTGAAATCTAAAAAATTAGCTTCTGTATGATACCTGTAGATAGTTTATTATACAAGATCGACCAGCGACTAAATAAACTATCTACTAATGATCATCAACAGATCCAATTGGAAGATAAGATCTTAGCTCTCAATGAGGCTCAGATTAAGCTGATCAAACAGAAGGTAGATGGATTTAGTGTGGTGAGCGGTCTTGGTTTGGACGCATTTAAAAAGCGTTACGAAGACCTTCAGAGTTTGGTGATTAATTACAATAACCAACCTCTTACACTTGCACTGAAGAACGCAGAACTAAATCAGTGGTTTGCTAATTTACATCTTCTCACTCCTAAGTACATGTTCTACATTGATAGTTATGTACTGGCTGATAAAGGAAGATGTAAAGATAGAAAGATCTGGATCAATAGAGACTTGGCAAAACATGGTGACTTGTCGCTCATTTTGAACAACACCCATTACAAGCCCTCTTTTGAATATCAGGAAACTTTCAACTTCTTGTCCTCTGATGAAATAAGCATATTTACAGATGGGACATTCACTCCCAAAGAAATATACATCATGTACATGAGATATCCTGTGTATATTGATAAAACAGGATATATCAGGTTTGACGGTGTTCCTTCTGTAGATCAAGACTGTGAGCTTGAAACCTATCTTGAAGATGAGCTTCTGGATCTGACAGTACAAAACCTAGCTATGTACACTGAAAATCAATCTGCTGTACAGAACTCGGTGTATAGAATTCAAACGAACGAATAAGTATTTTTAACCTTTAAATAAAAAACAATGGCTGATTTTTCTTTAACCTCGGTCTTCGTGGTTCCTGTTGGTAGTGGTATTGCCAATAGCGGTTCTACTCAAGACTTGACAGCTGGCAAGGTAGGGTTCTTCAAGAATGACTACACTGTTGCTACAGCTCTGAACATCGCTGCTGCTCCGTATTTCTACGTAGCTCAGGGAAGAACAAATACCTATCTGCAAGGCTCTAAGCGTTCTGACAAAATCAAGGGTTGCCCCTCTGGTTCTGGCTGTAAATCTAACGTTACTGAGTTTTACAAAGTGAACGGATGTCCCACACCCATTACCCAAATCACTGATGTTGGAGAGTGGAATGTAAAATGTGGTGATGTTGTCACTGTAACTCTGCGTGCTCACTCTAGCTACCTGGACACCCTGTACTTCAACGGTTTCACTCGCAGTGTAACTGTACAGGCTCCTTGTTGCGATTGTGGTGCTGATCCTTGTGACAATGTTGATGTTCCTGCTTTGATTGATCAAATTATTGCAGCTTTCCTTCAGCAAGGTCCTGGTATCAATCCTGACAACATTACATTCAGTGACTTCTATCAGTTCCAGCGTTTGGGTAACGATGCTAACGCTATCCTCCGCATCACTGGTAAGCCTCTGACTAAATACGGACAACCGTGTGATGTTGCAGCTTTCCCCTGGGAGTATGACAGAATGTGGTTCCGTACCTTCGTTATTCTGGGTCCTGCTACCACTGCTGACTTCATTGTGGCTGATGCTTGTAATGTAATTGCTAATCCTGTTATCATTCAGCGTTCTTCTTATGCTAATGGTACTTCTGATGAGATTAAGCAATTGGAGAAGAACTTCTACAGCTACCAAGCTGGCTATCTGAAGCACCTCTACAGAATGGTGGGTTACAATGAAAACTTTGAGAGCTGGGTGAGTGATGGTACTACTTATGATACCTACTACATCAAGTTCAATGAGTATGACAAAGCTGCCTATCAGTGGGGTGACTACATCATGGAAGATAGCATGGTGATTATTGCTGCTGAAGCTGGTTCTGCTGAAGCAACTGATATCAACGCCATCCTTACTGCTGCTCTTGGAACCATCCCTGGTGATAACACATGTATTACAACTACATCTACTACCACCACTGTATGGCCCACTACAACTACCACTTCTACATTGATCCCGTAATAGCGGAGTTGTAAATACGATCATATAACCTAAGCCAGAGGTGAGAGGATTAAAACTCAATCCTCTGGCTTATTTATTTAATAGTCATGCCCACGTTAAATCTCGACATACTAGTTCTTCCTACATACAACAAAATGTTGTTGGGCGTTGCTGATGCTTCCACTTACGTCACTCCCCCTGTAAATCCTACAATTGAGATTACCGTTCCTTCTTTTGGAACTGTTGTTCTTCCTTTTACGATAAACACTTACAATTTGTTTAATTCTGAATCTCTTGGAATTACAGCAAGCGGTGCTCCTCTTGTGCCTCTACCAGATGGGATATACACATTAAAGTATTCTATTTCTCCTGCTGCTACCAATTTTGTAGAAAAAACAATTTTACGAGTTGATCAGCTTCAGGAAAGATTTGATGAGGCTTTTATGAAGCTAGACATGATGGAGTGTGATAAAGCTATCAAAACCCAATCCAAGGTGGATCTAAACACCATCTATTTCTTTATCCAAGGAGCAATTGCTGCTGCTAATAACTGTGCGATTGATACGGCTAATAAGTTGTATGCTCAGGCTAGTATGATGTTAAATAACTTTGTGAAGAACAACTGTAATTGCTCTGGTAACAATTACGTTATAAACTTCTACTAATATGGCAAGCTGCAGAAAATGTGGAGCAAAGTTTGGATGCGGTTGTCAACTAATTAATGGATTGTGTGCAGCCTGTCATGCTGCTGCAGCACAAGTAAAACAATCTTTTAAAAATGTTATATCCAAGATTAGTAGACACTGATTGTTCAACAATCCCTGCTCTACTGCACGATATAGATCACAAGCTGAATGAACTTGGTGCTAACTTGTACAACAATATTGTGTACATGCTAAACCAACCTGTTCCTGCTACAGCAATTATTGATCTTTTAAACTACAAGAGAATTCTTATCTACAAATGGTGTAACCCTGATTATGCTAGCAAGTACACCGTTGAACAAATCGCTAGCAGAGTGAAAATTTTAAAATTTAAATAATGAGCAACTGCAATAATTGTTTTAACGGATGTGCTGAGATTGTTTCAGATCAGTGTGTAAAATATACAGGTGTAGATATCCCTGAGCTTGGTATTGAGAATGGTGATACGCTCGCGCACGTGGAGCAACAAATCACCACCTTCCTAGTTGGCACATTAGATGGTACAGGTATCAATCTTACAATTGATCCAAGCATCATCTGTAATCTTGTTAGCCAATATCTACCTGCATGTGCTCCTTGCACAACCATCACTCTTCTTGATATCGTAATAGCTCTCATTAAAGCTGCTTGTGATCTACAAGAACAAGTGGATGATATTGTTGCAGAACTTGCTATACTGAATGCTGATTACGATGTTGCTTGTCTTTCTGGTGTGGTGAGCTCTTCTGACACACATGCTGTTCTTCAAGCTACAATTAACAAGGTGTGTGAGCTTGAGGTTGATTTAGCTGCTCTTGCTCTTGATCTGTCAACTAACTATGTGAAACTGGCTGATCTTAACTCATTGATTGCTGCCTATCTTTCTAGTCTATCCCCTGTTACACAGCAATATCAGAAAATGGTTCCGTACACAGTTGTAGAATATTATGGACCTCTTACAAACTTTGATGCTGGTGGTGTAGGTATTGCTGGTCTTGGGTGGGATAAGATTTATATTTGTAATGGTGCTAATGGCACTCCTGATAAACGTGGTAGACTTCCTGTAGGAGCTATCCAAGCTGTTCCTGGTGGTGGTGCTCTGAACCCTGCTGTAGATCCTGGTATTTCTGGAAACCCTAATTATGCTCTTAATACAACCACTGGTGCTAACACAATAACTTTGACATCTGCTCAGATTCCTGCTCATACACATACAACCAGTGTTGTTGTTACAGATCCTGGACATACACACACGCTTCCTGATGTGTATAATGAAGACTACACTGGTCACTTTGCTAGTGGAGGAACATACAATGAAGGACCAACTACAGATATCACTGGATCTAGTACAACTGGAATTAGTGTAAGTGTTACTAATGGTTCTACAGGAGGTGGTCAATCTCACAACAACATCCCCCCTGTTCTGGCTTGTTACTATATTATGTACATCCCGTAAAACTAACTTAAATGTCTTGTTTACCTACCAGTCCTTGTTATACAGGGGGAAGTGTTGTACCTTCAGGAACAAATTGTGGAGCTGATCCATGTGATCAAAAGCTCAAAGTTTCTGGGCTTATTAAATATGTGGGTCCAAGTCTTCCCTGCACAGACATCGAAAATTGTGATAATCTCACCACTGTTATTCAGAAACTAGAACAAGCTATTTGTGAATTGCAAGAGTGCTGTGAGAATTCCAAAGTTTCTGCTAATCTATATAACTATTATAATTTATACTAAAATGGCAAATACCACTCCAATTTTTATTTTAGAGCCACAAACTGTTAGTTGCACAATTAATGCAGCAAACACTGCTAGAGATGGAAGCGGAACATTGGTTACACTGTTCACTGCTGGAGCAAATAATTCCAGAGTGGACTTTGTGCAGTTTATTTCTGCTCAAACCACTCCTGCTGCAAACTCTGCTATGGTTTGTCG